ATCCCTATGAATAGGGTTTGGAACAAACTCTGACTAAGTGTTTTTTGCACTATAGTGCCTCGTAAAAATTGTTTTGTTTATGTCGCAGACAGTATGACTAAGTATTGAAAAGCATAGCCGAATAATAAAAATAGGAACAGACATAACATCCTGTAAATTTTAGATTTTAACGCTTTGTTACAATTAACAAGGCCAATTAAAAGTGAGCGTACAGGGTCACCTTAACAAGATGTAGATGACAGATTAGTATGGCAATTAAGTGGGATCCAGTAATATTTGGCGGGAATTAGCGGGAAGCCTTGTAATATAAGGGCTCAGCTAAGTTCATAAATGCAAAATAAAAGTAGCGCTGAAACAGAGTAGTTTGGCGAAAGTAAGAAGGTTCCTAGAAATGGAGGTGAAGTTTGGCAAATGAAATGTGCGTCTGGCTGATATTGCAACGAAAAGTGTTCAACCCCAGTTTAAACAAAGGCTGCAGAGACGCCCTGCTTAATAAATCAAAGCTAGAAATAAGGCCATTTATCTATTTTAAAGTAGTTGTAAGTGGGATCTAGAGATCCCCTTTTAGTTCCCATTTTAAAGCTACTAAACGAGCAAAATTGAACTGACTTTCCCGATTACTTTCACCTTATCGGAATTTAGCTCTACCATTTCTGGCATGCCTTTTAAGAATAATACGTACAATTTTTTATCCTTTTCCATAACCATACATGCATGCATTTTATTGCTCTCATCTTTTACTACCAGGTATTGCTTTGGTTTTATCTCTGGAAGTTCCGTAGTAACTTCAACTAAACAACCAGTAGGAATAATCGGTTCGCAATGAGAGTAGTCAATTTTTATCCGGACAAAATCACCAGTATTCTTTGACTGAATATTAAGCAATTGGGAAAATCTAAAATTGGGGGAGCGTAGTTCTTCGACTTCATTAAGCATACCCGCTCTCAAACGCTCTGTGAGCAGAGAATCTAAAGAGATATTCCCTTCTTTAGAGAGAGCGTAGAGATATTCGATATCACAAAGCCTGTCTTTTTCATATCTTCCTATCGTATTTCGATGCCATCCGTATTTTTTGCTCAATTCTGAAACCGTGACACCTGCGGACACCCTCACATCTCTTAAATACGAACAAAACGCTTCTGTTTTCATAAAATTATTTTCTTTTTTTATCAATAACATAAACCCATAAGCACACATTTGTATGCATTACATGTTTACATTGCACACTTTTGTGTGCTTTATTAAATGTACATTGACACAAACAAGGTACAATTTATGTCACAACATGACTGGCACCCAGCTGATATCGTCGCGGCGATTAGAAAACAAGAACTTACCCTCAAAGAACTTTCTATTGCCAATGGCCTAACTCCGAGAGCTTGCTCTTCTGCCATGCACCGCCCTTATGAAAAGCCTGAGAGAGTCATTGCAAATCAACTTGGTGTTCACCCAAAAGAAATTTGGCCATCTAGATATCACGAGAATGGTAAACGAAGACGTTTCCTTCACAGCAAAATGGTAGCAAATAAATCTTTAAAGAGCACAAAAAACTCCTTGAGTGATGCTTCTAATTTGAAAACAAACTTAGCTGTTGAAGAGTAAGGCTAATGGAGAACTTCACTGTAAGAGAAATTGCAAGTGCACTGGATGTAACGCCGCGATGGATTAGGAAGAGAGCAACGAAAGAAAGTTGGGTGCCAGTCTCTAGCGACGACAATGACACCTCAGTTGTGAAATACAACTACCACACTCTCCCAGAGGATATAAAAAGTACATTGAAGACTCACTACGTTAGCTTACGTAGTATCGAAGAAAGAGCTACTCAAGCAGCAAACTTTGAAATAGAAAGAGATAAACTTGCTCAAGAACGGTCGAAAGCTGTCCACTCTGATACAAGTGAGTTGATCAATCTTGATGACAGGACTAAAGCTGCGCTTCTAATTGTTAAGTACGCGCGATCTTCGATTACTGAAAGTGGGAAGATATCGTCGTTCAAATGCTTTGTGGATGCATATAATTCTAAATCCGTAGAGCTCAATGAATCAGTCTATAAAGTAATACCAAAACTGAGTAATAGAACACTTCAGCGTTGGGAAAAGGCATATGAAAAAAATGGTATAGAAGGACTAAAGGCCAATTATGGGAAGAATAAAGGCAAGGGAAAGATAGACAGTACATCAGAAATGTATCGGTACTGTGTCGCGCTAATCCACCAATTCCCACACATTAAAGGCCAGCGTTTGGCGGAGCTTTTAAAAATGGAATTTGGTGGAAAATACCCAACGCCCTCACCTTCTTCGTGCCGCGATTGGCTACGTAAATGGAAGGATGAAAACAAAACCACTTTCCTATCTCTTATGGATGCCAGTGGCTGGCAGAACAAACACATGGCAGCGTTCGGCAGCCGCAGTGCAGGTGTTGAGCGCATTAACCAACTTTGGGAATTTGATAGCACACCAGCCGACGTAATGCTTACCGATGGTAGATACTCAATTATTGGTGTAATTGATGTGTTTACACGACGTGTAAAAGTCGTTTTAAAACCTACATCGAATGCCGAAGGTATTGCACTTTTAATCCGCAATACAATCCTTGATTGGGGTATTCCAGAAGTCGCTCGAACAGATAATGGAGCTGACTATTGTTCTGCGCATATCTTCGCAATATGGGATGCACTTGGTATACACAACCAAATTACCAATCCTTACAGTGGCTGGGAAAAACCATTCATAGAGCGTTTCTTCAGAACGTTTAGCCATGGTATTGCAGAGATGCTATCGGGCTACATCGGTCATAACGTTAGTGATCGTGAAAAGATAAATGCTCGCCTTACATTTGCTCAGCGCTTAATAGAGCGACGAGAAAAAGGCGCAGATAGGGTCGCACTTGATGTATCTATCTCGTCAACTGACTTCGAAAAATTCATTAACTCTTGGCTTGATTACCACTACGACCATACTGAGCACAGTGAGCTTAAATGCACGCCATTTGAGCAGTTCACTCAGCATAAACAAACGATTAAGCGTTTAGATAACGAACGGCTATTGGACGTTTTACTAGCACCTGTACCCAGCCAAAAAGGATTTAGAACCGTTGGTAAAGAAGGTATCAGCGTTGAGGGTGTTGAGTACATTCACGCGGAACTTGGCGCTTACATTGGTGAACGTGTTCACTGCCGCTTTAACCCCGATGATATTGGCAAAATTTATGTTTTCGATCCGGTAAAGCGAGAGTTCATTTGTGAAGCGTTCAATCCGGAGTTGGTCGATAACGAAATTACGATGAACCATGCACAAGAGGCTAAGCGGATACAGCGCGCCAGGCTCCGCAGTGAGCGCGACGCAATCAAGCAAGCGTCCAAGGAATTCGATGTATCAGACGTTGCACAAAAGTTCTTGGCTTATCGAGAGTCACAGACTCAAGGGCTCAAATCGTTCCCTAAACCATCGAAGCAAGTTTCATCTGGGATCATAAATTCTATTTCGCATGCGGAGCCAAAACAGGAAGGCTATTCAACTGCACGCAAAGATGAGCTGGCACAGCGCAGAGACGAGCTCAATGCTATCGAAACCATTCGAAACAGTGGTGAGCCCATTTATCAAAATGAACACCACAAGGCACGCCACTACACACAACTTAATCTTGATGGCCTTTTAGGCCCAACCGAAAAAGCGTGGCTACATCAATACCGACGCGAAAACCGACGTTCTGCACAGATGTTAGACAAACTTTTTACCTCTACAGAAAGCAAAGGAAAATAACTTATGAAGGCAATTACAGCAAAAACTAAAAACGTCATGGCCGCATTTGACGCATACCAAATCGTAGAGCAAGCAGCACAGGAAGGTTCGCCAGCCGTGTGCATCTTTTCTGGTCAGTCAGGACTTGGCAAAACAACAGCGGGGGCGTTTTTGTTTGTTCAGGCTGACGGTATCTTGGTTCGCTGCTTCAGAGCAGACACATTGTGGACTTTTCTAGAACGACTTGCTCTCGAGCTTGGACTTGATAAGCGTCAGCGAAAAGCGGACATGCTTAACTTTATAGTTCGAGAGCTCTCATTGACGGGTAAACCACTATTCATTGATGAATCTGACTACATCGCTGACAACATAGAAATTCTTGAAACTGTTCGTGATATCTACGACATGTCTGGCGTACCAGTCATCATGATTGGATATGAAAAACTCCCTAGAAAAATCAAGCGGCTAGAACAGTTATACAATCGCATCAGCCAGCACGTGCAGTTTCAAAAGGCTGACGAGGAAGACATTTCAATTATGGCTAGCGAGCTGGTAGAGCACACGGTAATTGCCCCCGACTTACTGCAAGAACTGTTAGATGCCTCTAAAGGTAACTTTCGTCGCATCACCACGGGCCTTGCGAGCATTGAGAAGTTCGCTAAGTCGAACAGCTTGAAAACCATCGATGCTGATCAATGGGCGGGCCGTCAATTCTTCCCCGTCGCGGAGTTGTAAATATGCGAGAGACCCTCAGCCAGCGTAGCTGGGAGTGGATAAAGAAACAGCCTGATTTCCACAGTACCGACTTAGCGAGAGCAATGAAAGTACCGATGCCAAAAATCAAGACTGTCATGGATGAGTTTGTAAGAAATAAATACGTTAAAGCGGTAAATAAATCGGCAAAACCGTATGTCTATGAGGCAACAGGTAAGGAGCCTAGTTTTAACAGAAGTAGGCCTAACCCGCACCCTAAGGCAAACGCAAGACAAAGAATATGGCAAGCCATTCGGTTTCTAAACAGCCAGTTTACCGTTGAAGAAGTGCAGGCAGCTGCAAGTACTAGCCGCCAAAACGTCACTCGATTTATCAGTGACTTAGTTAAATACAGATACGTAGTAAAGACACGCAACCAGCGGAGCAAAGGGCAGCAAACAGGTCCGCGCGTCTGCAAGTATCTTCTTATAGAAAATACTGGGCATAAATATCCAGTGATCAAAAAGTCGGGGCTTTGGGACCAGAACCTTAAACAACTTGTTAAGCCCGACAAGGAGAGATGAGCATGGAGTGGTTCGCATTATTGTTGAAAAAAGTCAAGGAGCTTGGCCGACGTCAAGTTGAGTTAGACACGGGCATGAGTAAGACCACGCTTTCGCAGGTACTCAATGAAAAGTATCCAGGAAGCATTAGCAATATTGAAAAGAAAGTACTGGCAGCGTACGCAAATTTAACAGTGACCTGTCCAGTGCTTGGTTCAATAGCGGTTAAACGCTGTTTAAACGAACAGATAAGACCGTTTTCGGCAAGTAACCCGCAGCGCGTCAGGCTTTTTAGAGCGTGCCAAAACTGCATACACAGGAGCAAGCAATGAACGCTTACAACACTGCTTTTAAGAAAAGAGTAGATAAGGCGAGCTTGGCGATGACGCACCTCATCAAGCAAGGGTGTGCCATCACTGACCTGTCTATCAAAGACACATCCACCGTTATCAATATCCTTCCGCCAAGAGACAAGCGGGTAAAAGGAACATTGATTTCAATTACGGGAACGCACACTGGCCGCTGTCACATGATGGCTACACGACTATACGGCTGCACGGTGCAATGGCACTTAACCAATGAAGAACCACAACAGGAATTAAACGCATGACATCTATCGACAAGCTTTATCAAATTGCCCAACCAGAAGCCCCGCAAGGTTTTATGGAAGATGGTGAGGGCAACCTACGCCGCAAAGACCGCATCAAGCCGCTTGAGATTGAGCGCGACAAATTAACAAGAGAGCTCTTTCTTAACGCAATTTTGGTGCATGACGAACTACAAGCGTTCACCAAAAAGTTGAAGCGAGACGTTGCTGAGTTTGTAAGTCACGCAATGAAGAATTATGACAAACGCCTGGGCGGTACCAAAGGCAATGTCACGCTTTATAGCTTTGACCGTCGCATAAAGATTGAGCGCAGCCGTCAAGACAGATTGTGTTTCAACGAAAACCTTGTTGCCGCAAAAGCAATGATTGACGAGTGCATCAAACGCTGGTCGAAAGGCAGCAACAAGAACCTTCAAGCCATTGTGCAAGGCGCATTTAAAACCGACAAGCACGGGCGCTTTAGCGCTGCCAAGGTACTAAGCCTTCGCCAACACAACATTCAAGACGAGCAATGGCAACTAGCCATGACCGCACTGGCTGACGCCATTGAGGTTGATAGCAGTGCTGAGTACTTCCGCATTTATTTCCGTCTTGAAGATGGCACGTATCGCCAGCTTGCCCTGGATATCTCAGACATTACTACTGACACCAACAAGGAATTGAAAAATGAGCAACCAACCGAAAGTGCTTAGCCGAACCCACATTGGATCGAAACGAGAGCTAGCCGAAGCCGTTGCGCAGCTGCCGCCAGACGTTGATGGCGTAGAAGAAACTTACGTGATGAATGTGTATCACGACGAAAGCAACAACGAAAAGTGGCTAGAAATAATGCCAGCTAACTAACGAGCGGCCCTTCGGGGCCCTTAACCAAAGCCTTGAACGTTCAGGGCTTTGTTTAGGGAAAGGAGAAAACCATGCTACGTCTTTGTTTATTTATGATGTTTGTCTACGCCACGGCGTATTGCTTTTACTTCGGATACAACTGGGGAGGTGCGTTTTCTCTTTTAGTTGCAGCGTTGCTGTTTGCTCAAGCGTTTTTTCAAGGCGCGGCTGACAGCTTGCCAATTGGAGACGAATAAATGTCTATCAAACGCGGTTTAATTACCAAAATTCATGTCGCAAAAGCGCAGCTCAAAATGGATGAGGACAGTTACCGCAACTTGCTTCAACGCGTTACAGGGACGAATTCATGCGCGGGCATGAACGTAGAACAGCTTGAGCGCGTCATGGACGAAATGAAAGATAAAGGGTTCAGAGTTAAAAAAGCGCCCTCTGGGCGCAGGCTTTCTCCTAAATCTAAAGGTACGGGAATAGACAAAGTACGTGCTATTTGGATAACCATGTTTCAGCAAGGTTTTGTGCGCGACGGCTCTGAGAGTGCGTTAGATGCCTATGTGTCTCGCATTGTTAACGTGTCGCACGTGGGCTGGCTGAAAGATGAGAACTTGGCACAAGTACTAGAGTCATTAAAGAACTGGCACCGACGCGAGATGGCAGTAAAGCTCAATGTTGAAGGGTACACCGTGTTGAAAGGTCATAGAAAGGTGTGGAGTACAGAAAAAGCGCCTTACGAGTATGTAAAAAGCGCTTTTGAGGAGCTGATGCCGTGAGCAATCAAGAGCAGTTCGACTTTGACGATGACTTTGACTCGCTATTGGAGAACCTACCTGATTTAGCTGACGACAAAGCGCTAGCCATGGCCAGATACAAAGAGCACTTGTGGGCATTGGTTCTAATTTGTGAGCGACGTCTTAAAAAGGCAAATGTCGAAGATGACAAGGCGTACAAGCTTAGCTGTCAACTTATCGCAGAAATAGCGCATTACCAAGGTGGTGAGTGTAGATACTTACCACGCGGTGAGCGCCTTCAACAAGAACTACGAGACATTCAAATGTTTCGTTTGTGGCACAACCACAACTGGCCAGTAGAAAAGATACGAAAAGAATACTGTCCTGAACTCAATCAAATTCGTGTTTACGAGATTCTGCGCACCAAACGTGAAGAATATCGCAACAAAATTCAACCACAGCTTTTGTAGGTGAAACGATGACTCTACAAGTACTCGGCCACACCATTACGCAATTACAGCTCAATGCCATTTTAGATGGCAGAGGAATTGAGAGCACTCGCGAGTTGGCGATTAGAAGCAAGTTACCCGCAACTGTCGTCAAAGAAGTGGTGCGACGTGTTCAGGTGGAGGGCTTAAGAGTAACGCCAGTATTAAACAAACTGCTTTACGGCGGTAACAACAAATTATCAGGAGAAATACCAGTGATAGAAAAAGAAACCGAGTCTGAAGATATTCCAATGGACGAATTGTTTGGCTGTGTGGAGCTTTCTAAACGCGGCTCAAAGCTTTTATTTAAACTGTTTGAAAGTTTAACCAAAGACCATTTGATTGCTGCTG